TTATTTTGAGTATTATTAATATCACAATAATCTCTTACATTATAAATTAAATAATCATCCAATTTAGGCATTTCTTTAATTAAATGAGACATACTTAATTTACCCCCACCTCCAGATAATCCATATTTACTGATAATTTTTTTATCAATAATATTATATAACATCTTTCTTAATTCGTATTTTTTATCTTTATTTGATATAGTTTTAGATCTTACTATATTAATAATTTTATCTTTAATATCTTCATTTTTATTAATAAAATGACTTAATTCTAATCTATAAATATTATATCCTTCAGATTTGAATATTCTATCTTTAACACGATAACTTCTATCATCTAAAATTACAGTATTTTCTCTAATTTCTTTATCAATATCTTCTTCTAAAGGTTGGAAACGAATAGACAATCCTAATTTTTTAATATCTTTTTCATTCATAATTTCATTTTTAATTGGTACTATAATATCATTATGTAATAATAAGGATACTATTCTGAAATCATCTTTCTTAACTGTATCATAAAATACTGATTTACCAATATAATTTTTATTTAATTTTTTATTAATATTTTCTATATTTTTAATAGTTTCTTTCAAATTACTTAATTTATTGTTACTTATATCAGTAATACTAGTAAAAGGATATTTATAACTTATACCAGAATGTTTTACTGGTAATAATAATTTATCAGAAGTTTCTATATATTTACATTTATTTCTGTTATCAATATATTGTCTTTTGATTTTAATATTATTTTTTTCTAAATCCATAAGAATATTTTTACAAGAAAGTTCATTAGATATAGAAACTTGATTCAATAATTTATTTTGACAACTCTTATTATAATAATTAGAAAGTTCTGTTATAATTTTATGTGTTTGGTCATTTTTGTTATAAAATTTTTGTAATTTAATTTTTTTATCTTTTGATTCATCTTTTTGAACTCTATAAATAGGAAAATAATATTTACCATCTTTTATTAAAATAATAATATCTCTGTCTTCTTGTTCCATAAAATCATTTTCTAAGTTTAAACAAATTAAATAATATTTTTCTTTTGTAACATCTTTTTCTAATGCTTTCTTGATAACTATAGTTTGTTTTTCTAAAATATAATAATATGTTCCTTTTTTAGAAACAACACCAGGTAATGATAATAATTCACCAACTATGTCATATTCTAAATAATTAGATGATTGTATATATTCAATATATTTATCTACTGAATTAAATGATTCTCTAATATCTCCATTATTTAAAAATGTAAAGAATGCACTATCTTTATCATTCTTTAAAAAGGTTACCATATTATTAATTATATCAGATATAGGTTTATCATAAACATCTGCTATTGCTGCTAAAAAATTATACTTATCATTTTTAACAGTATATTTGAAAAAGTAACCAGTTTTAGATTCTAATAAATAATGGTTTCTAATTTTTTGGTCGTGTTTCCAGATTTGATTAAAAAATATATCTAACCATTTTGGAAGATAAATAAATCTACCATCTTGAACTTTATTAGTTTCTTGAAGAATATAAACTTTATCTCCTAATGTTGGTATACTTACTTTTTCATCAGCTGCTGTAGCTTTTTCCCCAATACATTTTTTATAATAATTCATTTTAAATTTATTACCAGATGTTAATTGGTCTTTTTTGAAACAACAAGGCATACATAAATCAGTTGGATTATTTCCTTTTGTTAAAAAGCCTACATACATGTGATCTTGGTTTTCGTCTGGATTACAAGCATAATAATTATATTTGCCATTTTCACCTGGTAATTTAATTGCTCTTAATGTAATTTTTTTTACAACCTTCTTTGTTTTTACTTCTACTGTACGTTCATAAAATCCATTTTTGTCATTTAATTTATATCCTTTTTTTACTAAATTTTCTATTTGGTCAGAAGGAATACCATCAGGACGTCTTTTTTTATCAGTACCACTATTTTGACAATTACGCGTCCATTGATTTTGACCATCTTCTGGTTTATATCCTAATCTTTTCTTATCTAAAGATGTAATAATTTTAACATTTTTAATAGAAGTTTCGTAATCTACTATTTCAATAACTTTATTTCTTCTTTTAGCAATTTTACTTAATGTTTTTAATACATCTAATAATCTTTGATATTCTTTTCTTTTATATAAATATGTTTCGGTATATAAAAATAATAATACTTTCATAAAATCAATAATTTCATCTAATTGACTTTTATCTCTAGCGCCTGTAATTCTAATTTTATATCTATCTCTATCTCTACCTTGAATACTTATATCAATTCCAGGAGGTTTAGATCTAGGTAATGATTTAAAATGTTTCAATAATTTTTTAGATTTTCTAAGTGTCTTTTCATAATGTTTATTTACATAATCTAACTCTTTTGCTGCAACATCTTGTGTAATGTTAAATTGTTTTGCTATTTCGTCAATTAATTCTCTATCAGATAATTCGTAATTTCTTAAGAAATATAAAATTCTTAAATGCATTTTTAATCTATTTTCATATTTTGAAATTCTTTTGTATCTCAAATACGTACCATATTTTGAAGTTTCATTTTCTGATGCTGTTATTTTTTTTGATTCTCTTTTTTTTGGTTCAATAACTAGTGAAACATATGGAAAGAAAAATCTAGCAAATTCTGATAAATCATCGTGATTAATTCTAAATTTTTCTGGAATTGTAAATTTTTGAATAGTGTTAATGAAGGCAAATTTAAATCTATCATCAGGTGGTAACATAAATTTAATTTTTTTGTTTTCACTGTTTATTTTTCTAAGTAAATTTCTAACAATATCATATGTTGAATAAATGTCTTCAATTGTAGCTTCATCATCTTCTTTAAACGTTATTTTATATTCGATGCGACCTGTTTCGTGAATATTAATAGATATATATTTATCATCTAATTGTTTTACTTTTACTGAAATTCCATAAGGAGCATTTTCAAACCATTTAGATAATATTTCTTTGCTATCTATTTTTTCAGCTTTGGTAAAAAATTTATATGTAATATTTGTATCAGGTGTTTGATATTGAATAAAAGGATAATCTTGTGTAACTGCAAAATTATCAAATATTCTATATAAATTAAATTTGTTTTCGGAAACTGTTCCTGTTATATTTTTATCATCATTTATATTTACGTGAATAATAGATTGAATAATATGATTTTCAAAAAATAAATCATTATAATTTCCTAATTTCATTTTTGCTTTTTCAACAGTTTCATAAATCTCTGTTTCTAATTTTGTATCGTTTTTAATTGTACCAAATACATTTTCTGTATATTGTATTTCTTTTTGATCTTTTCCAGATAATAAATTTAAAATTTGTTGATATCTTTCATTTGAAAGGTGTGGGAAATATATTGATATATAAACATCATATAAATTACGACTTTCATCCGCTTCAGGCGAATAATTAGAACCTAAATCATCATAAATATTTAACATAAATATTTCATTGTTTGTCATAAATTTATCATAATAATCTAATACATTTGTTTCTTCATCTTCTCTTTTAATTTTATTACCAAAAGCATTTTTTAAATATGCTAAATCATTTCTTAATTTTTCATATACTTTTAAATTTTCATCAGGCATAACATTAATACCTAATATTTCATTTCTACTTGTCCAAGTTTGTCCAATCATAACTTGATCAATATTACCCTTTGTCTCATATTCACACCAAAAATATTGTGTTTCTGGTAAAAATTTAATATTCTTACCATATTTAGGATTAGGTGCAATAGAAACACAAATTTTATTTCTTACAGTTTTAATTGTATCATCCATAAAAATATATTGATCTGTAATATAATGTTTTTGAAAGACATCTGTTAATTTTGAATCATATGTAAGACTATCTAATGAATCATCATAATCTGTTGATAATGTATTTATATTTTTATCCCATTTTTTATCATTTATTGCTTCACTAATTAATTTTGATGTTTCTTTAATCATTTTATCTGATTCTACATCTGTTGATGAATATAATTTAGTTAATTCATCTAAATCAAAATCTTCTTCTACTACATCATCTAATTCCTCTTCTGTAATAGGTTTTTCTTCTTCTTCATTTGCTTCCACAGGTTCTATTGTTTCTTTTGGTGATTCTTCATTATCACTTAAATCTGTAATATCATCAGTATTTAAATCATCATCTTCTTCACCACCGTTTTGATTTTTATATTCTCTTATTTGATTTTTATATCCTCCTTTTTGTTTGAAATCATCATCGAAACTTTCTACTTTTGTCTTAGAAATTTCTTCAATAAAACTTTTTTCATAAGATGGTTCATATGTTTTAAAATTTAATTCTTGTTTTTTTGAAGTTCCTTTAATCTTGTTTTTAATTAACATATAGTTAAAATGGCTACTTGCATATGAATAGGATCTTCTTTTAATAATTATATTTGATATTAATTTTTCGACAAATTCTTTGCCCATTTTATTTTCAAGCTCTTTTCTATCTTTTGTACTATCTCTTAATTTTTGACGTTGTCCATTAATATGGTAACTTGTAAAAAATTTTGTATACCAATCTTCGCCATAAAAATTTGTTATTTCTTTTATTTGTTTATCTGTAAGTAACTTTAAAGAAGATATTAAATCTTTTTTTTCTATTATTCTTAATATTTTCATTATGTTATCTTCTAATAATGAACCTATAAAAATAAAAACTTTGTACTGAATAATTTTATTATTGTTTTTAAATTTATGAATAATTTTAATAGGATTTTTCATATTATACTAATTTATAAAATAATTTGAAATAATAACTAATTAAATAAAATAAGACATTAATACATCCTTTTCAATACTTAAATATTCTTTCAACCCAAGTCTACAATTTGTAGTATTTCCTATATAATTATAAAGTCTCATTAATAAATATTCATTTTCTTTACAATATATTTGATTATTTGAATAATCATATAAATATATATTAATAGAATTATTATTTTTCAAATATTCTAATGTATTTACATCAACAATTATTCTTGATAAACATATTATATGATATTTATAAGATTTATTAAATCTATTTTTTAAAATATTACAATCCATTATAAATGCTTTAATATTATGAAAAGTAGGTCTATCATTATTAAAATCACACTGGATTAAAAAGATATCTAAATTTATTAAAATGAGAATATCTATATTTAATAGATTATTACCATAATTTTTTTTTATAATTGAATTTGATAAAACAGAAGTTTTATTTGAATGCGCATTATTTGATTTATAGAAATGAAAACAATCAATAACATAATTTACAAAATTAGTATTTTGATTTGGTATTTCACTCTCTGAAAACATAATATATATATAAATATAAATTATGTTTTAATTATTTTTCATATAATTGAAGATGATAAAATCATACCACAATATTCAACTGGATTTGCAGAATAATCATCTTTTTCGTAAAGTCCTAAATCAATAGCTTTCAATGTTAAAAAGCGGAAAACTTTTTTAAATAAATCACCATGACCAATTTCAGGACAGGCCATATGTGCCATTTCGTGAATAGCTACATATAATAATAAATTTATATCATGTAATTTTCCAGTTCTTTTACTTTTCAAACAAAAAGCAACTTCTTCTCCTTTATTTACAGAAAAAGAAGTTAAATCAGATGTTGGGTCATTTTCATATATTTTTGTTCTTTCGTCATTAAAATTAGATTCTAATAGTTCTATGTATTGTTTAAATTCAGGGTCGTCTTTTTTATTTGCAATTAAATGATTTCTTAATTTAAACATTCTAGTTATTATTTCAGAAAGTAAATCTGCTGACGCTCTTTTGTTTTTATCATTATATACCATTAATTTCATACCAGTATCGCTTGCTTCGACAACAGTTAAACGATTTCTTCTGATGGTATACATTGTATAAGCACAAATTATTATTAAACTAAAAATAATTAATTCAGAAAAATTAGATTCAGAAAAATTTATTGTCATTTTAATATTTACTAGAAAAAACTTTAATATTTAAAAAATTATTTCTAAATATAAATATATGGGAAACACATTTGCAAAAAATAATGCCAATGATACAATAAATTGGAATTCTATAAGAACAGATAAAATGAGCGATAATAATGTTAGTGGAGGAGCACTATCAAATGATTCAAAATTATTATTAGATAGATTAGCATTAGATATACCAAAAAATTTTGCAGAAACAGAAACATTAAGTGAAGTTGATAATATATTTTCAAAGTATCAACACGTTTCTAAAGCAAAAACAGAAAATGAATTATCTGATACATCTCCTTTTATTAGTAGTGAAATGTATAATTTATTAATGAAACCAGAATTAGATAGAAATACTACAGTAGGTAAACAAGTAGGTGGTAAAATTGAAGGTGATGATAGTAGTACATCAGAAACATCATCATCATCAAAATCCGATTCTGACTCTGATTCTGCCCTTGAAACAGCAACAGCATCACAAAAAAAGACAAAACAAAAGAAACAAAATAAACAACACAAAAGCAGAGTAACAAGTACTCAACAAGATTCTGCTAATGAATTATCTTATGTTTCTTCTTCTGCACACACTAATTCTGGTAGTGAACGCGATAATAAATACAAAAAAAAATATAGCAAAAAACCAGTAATGTCTGAATCATTAATTACAACAGAAGCATCATCACCTGCATCATCTGATGCATCTAAAGCATCATCACCTGCATCATCCGAAGCATCATCAGCCGCATCTGAAGCATCATCAGCAAAATCAGAATCTATGGTTTCTTCAAATGAAAATACCGTATCAACAATACCTAATTTAAATAGTAAGTTACCACGTTCCAGTATTGCAACATCTGATATTAATATGATTACTGAAGATTAAATAAAAAAATTAATTTTAATTATATAATATAATATAATTAAAATATAATGTTTACAATAGATGATAAAATCTATATTAGAATTGATAATCATTGGTTTGATTTAACCAATTACAAAGACCATCCAGGGGGATTGAGAATATTAAAAAAATATCATTTAAAAGATGCTACAATCGATTTTAATTTAATTAGAGGACATTCTGATGGATTTGCAGAAGGAAAACTTATAGAATTTGAAATTAAAAATATATTATTAATTGTTTATTTAAATTTAATAATAAAAGATAATAAAAATTAAATTAAAATGCTATTGTATCTTCAATTAAATTTACTTTTTCATCATTATTCTTTTTCTTCTTTTTAATTTTAATAGTTTCTTCTATATTAATAGTTTCTTTTATAATAGGTTCATTTATAATTTTATCAATTTCTTCAACTAATGTTTTTTTCTTTTTAATTTTAACCTCTGGTTCTTGAACAGGTTCTTCAACAAGAATTATTTTCTTCTTTTTAATTTTAACTGGTTCTTCAACAACAGGTTCTTCAACTGCAGTTATCTTTTTCTTTTTAATTTTAACTGGTTCTTCAACAACAGGTTCTTCAACAACAGGTTCTTCAACAACAGGTTCTTCAACAACAGTTATCTTTTTCTTTT